CGCGATCGCCGCGCGCGGCGGCGGGAGTAGCTCCTCGATAGCGAACAGGTTCGGCGTCGGCTCGTAGGCGCGCGCGCGGGCGCGCGCGACCTGGCGCGCGAGCTCGCCGGCGACGTGCGCGCGCGACCGCAGGTGCGGCCGGCGCGAGTAGACGGTGAAGACCTCCCGGCGCCGCGAGTAGAGCCGGCGCACGCCGATCATCGCGTGCGGGGGTCGATAGGCGCAGCCGGCGCGCAGCGTGCGGTTGAGCCCGGGCTGCGATTCGAGCGCGGCTGCGCACGCCTGAGCGACCAGCGCTTCGATCTCGGCGTCATCGCGCGTTGGCACGGGAACCCAGCGCCCTTCGTGAAGCGGCGCGATCTCGGGCCAGATCCCGCAGCGCGAGGCCTGCCACGCGTTCACGGGCGCGCGCGGTGGGTCGGGCTCCGTCACCAGCGTCGCGCGCGCTGCGACCTCGAGATCTCGCGCGGCCTTCCCAGGTGCGACGCCCAGGTGCGCGCACGCCGCGCGGTGCGAGGCGAGGCAGGCGAGCGCGGAGCGCGCGGCCGCCGGCGCGCCTACGAGGTAGTGGATCGGAACGAGCCACTCTGCCGAGCCGGCGAAGCGCGCGAGGTGCGCCTCGAGGAGCGCGACGACATCGGCCGCGACCGCCGCATCGGGCCTCGCCGCGCGCAGTGCCGCATGCGTGTGGCGCGCCTCGTCCTCGAGCACCGCGTCGAGCACGTGCGAGTAGGGCACCCCGCCCTTGCGCAGCCACGTGAAGACGGTCGCAAGCCAGTGCTCGCCGACGACGTTCAGCACAGCCCGCGAGACCTCGCCCGAGAGGTTCGCGATGAAGCGAAGCAGCTCTGCGCCGGGATGATCGGGCGCGAGCGCGACGAGGCCGCCGTTCAGCTCGGCGAGCTCTCGGAACACAAGGTGGTGCGTCTCCTCGTCCTCGAGCTGGTTCGGGATGTTGTCGCCTTCGCGCGCGGCCTCGACGCCGATCTGCTCGAGCCAGGCGAGCATCGAGAACAGGTATCGGCACGCGAGCCGCGCGCGTGGGTCTTCGACGGGGTGGAGGTCGGCAACAAGGCGCGCGGCGCGCTGTTGCGGCCGTGAACCGATGACGATGCGGCCGAGCGCGGCCGCGTTCACGCGCGCAGCCCGTAGATGGCTGCGAGAGCTGCGAACATCAGCAGGCCCTGCGCGATCGCGCTCGTGTACGTGACGCGGCGGAAGGCACGCACGAGTTGCCCCACCTCGCGCAAGTTGCGCGTCGATCCTTGCAACACGGCTTCCATCCGCTCGTCCGACTCTCGGAGCCGCTTCACGACGTCGCGAACAGTCGCGGTGTTCGCGTCGATCGCGGTGGCGACGCGCTCGAGCTCGTCGCGCACCTCGCCCATTGTCTGGTTGATCGTCTGCTCGATCCGACAGAGCGTGGCGACCTGCACGCTCGCGTTCGGCTGCGGCGCGTAGCCGGCCACTTCCGGCGCGATCGGATCGACGTGGTGCGGCCGTAAGTGGCGCGCGCGATCGGTCATTTCGCCTCCGCGCGTCGCTCATCGGGCTTCGCCCAGACGCGATCGTCGTCGAGCTTGAAGAGGAAGACGCCCGGCTTCGGGCTCGCGAGCGACCACGGCGTCATCGCGTCGACGGTGAAGCGACGCCCGTTCACCGTGAAGCCGATCGCTTTCGGAACGGGGAGGTCGAACTGCTTCTGTTCGTCTTCGGGGATGATCATGAACTCGATCGCGTCGCTGTCGTCCGCGACGAACTCCTCGCCCGATAGCGAGAGACGCACGCGGCGTCGGCGCACCACTTCCTTGCGCGCCGGATCATCGGCGCGCGGCTGGAGCGCGAAAGCCTGCGGCTGCCTCACGACCTCGTTGATCCAGGGGTCGGGGACTTCGATTGCGCCAGCGCCCGGCGACTCGTCGCGCAACACGACGAGCGTGGCGCCGTTCTCCTCCACCATCCAGCGGCGGTAGCCGAGCCCGTCCGCCATAACTACTTGTCCTCGCGCAGCCAGAGCGCGCTGTTCGGCGACACCGTGAGGCCGAGCGGCCAGTCCGTGTCCTCGGCGTTGTCGATCCGCGTCTCGTACGCGAACGACGTGCCCTCGCTCGAGCCGATCGGGTCGCCCTCGAGGAGCAGCTGCGTGTCGGAATCCACCTGCAGGATGGGATTCCAGTTCGTGTTGACCGCGCTGCCCGGGATCCGGATCTCGAGGTTCGGATCGACCGGCGGCGTCGTGTGATCGCCTAGCAGGCCGCTCCGGTGCCAGCGCGTTCCGGTGCCGAGCACGATGCGGTTGCCGCCGCTCGTCGTCCCGAAGCGCGCGATGCCTTCGTGGTAGCCCTTCGAGCGCGAGTAGCGGACCTGGAGCTCGTACGAGTAAAGCCCGCCTGGCTGCAGATCGAGGATCGAGATGTGCGGTGCGAAGTACTGGCCGCCGATCGAGATCCCGATCGGGTCGAGCACGAAGACGTCGCCGCCGTCCGCGCCGAGGTTCGGCGCCGTCGGGTTGCGCACGACGCGGTACTGGAACTGCGGGTGCAGGTGGATCGGGCGCTGTTGACCGGTCGCGCCGAAGACGCCGGCGTCGATGATCCCCTGGAAGAAGCCGCCGATGATGATCGTGCTGCGGCCGTTCGCGCTGTTGGGGTTCCCTTCGACGGTGATCGTCTGACGAAGGATCGTCTTCCAGAGATCCGCCTCGGCCGCGTTGAAGTCGAACACGCGGATCGAGCTTGCGGTGACCGCCTCGCTCATGTTCGAGAAGGCGTTGGGCTTCATCAGCGCGTTCGAGTGCCCGGCGTCGCCCTGCTTCTCGGCGATGACGGACTTCATCGGGACAGTGCGCCCGTCTTTCAGAACCGCTTTGACTCGGGCGCCAAGCTTCTTCTGCAGGCCGCGTTTGAAGACGCGCTGCTGGTCTTCGTACTGCTGCGCGGGCGTGTACCGGAGCTCACGGTGCCGCTGCTTGATCGCGCGCAGGATCTTGTTCGTGTCCGGGTCGTAGATCTCGACCTCGAACTCGCGCACCGCCGCGTCGATCTCGCCGTCGTTGCCAGCGCCGCCGGCCTCGCCGAAGGAGGGTTCATGGCCGAGGTCTGTCTCCGCAGAGATCGCGGGCTCGCGGAACGCGAGATGGAAGTCCGGCGTCGTCCAGGTCGTCGCCGGAAGGCCCGACGGACCAATGAACGAGAAGCCTCCTAAGAATGGGATGCTGAAGCCGCCGCCGAGACCGGGGACAAAGGGCCCGACGTTCGGAACGCCGAGCGCGTGCTGGTAGGTGATCGTCTCGGGCTCGCCGAGGCGCCCGAACGGGTCGAGCAGCCGCACGGTGATGTCGTAAGCAAGGAACTGCGGCGTGAACTCGTATGGCGACGCGTTGACGCGCGCGATCGATTGCAGGAGGCCCTGCCCGCGGATCTGCACGAGATAGGAAGAGCCCAGCGGCGCGGGCGTCGGCACCTGCCACGCGATCTGCATCGTCGGCGTACCCGACGCCGTGGGAGTTCCCGTCGCCGGCGCGACGCGGAGGTTAGTCACCTTGCCGACGAGGCCGATGCTCGCAACGCGCGTCAGCGATACCGGCTCACTGCGCTGCTTGTCGGCGCCGATCGCGCGCACCTGCACGTCCCAATCATCGTCGAGCGGCAGCGGCCCGATCGGCACCTCGACGCTCTGCCCGCCGATCGTCTCGAGGTGATCGAACTGCGAGGGAGCGGCGCCGCGCGGGAAGGTGCGCCACGAGACTTCGTAGTGATCGACGTTCCCGCCGAGCGGGTTTGGCGCGACCGATAGGAAGTACCGGATCCCCACGTCGTCCGTCTGCCCGACCGGTAGCGAAACGTCCGCGCGCACGCGCGGGGCCGAGAGGTAGACCTCCTCGTCCCCCGACCCGGTCTCCGTAACAAGCTCCGCCGCATCGTCGTCGAGACCCATCGCGGTCGGCGAAAGCGCCGCGACGCGAAAAGGCGTCGTCGTGTTCGAGAGCGTGAAGCCCGAGGCGGAGATGTACGTGTCGACGGCCATCCCGGCGGTCAAGAACGATCCGGCTCGCCGGAGCTGCGCCTGGCGCACGAAGCGCCCGCCAGCTGCCGCCTCCGTCACGGCCGCAGAATGCGTGATCGTGATGCCGTCGCCGCCGTTGCGCAGCGCGGTGATGGGCCACCAGCCCCGATTCTCGTCGCGGAAGCCGTCGCGCAGCTCGACCCAGCCCGAGGGCTGGAACGCCGCGAAGAGAAGTGCACCGACCGGGCCGTCGATGTGCGCGCTGCCGCCGGAAGGCGTGACCGAGAGCGACGCCAGCCCGGTGCCATGCGAGTCGACGTGGCAGGTGATCGTCCCCGTGCGGAAGGCGCCGACCAGCTGCTCGTCGCCGCCCGCGGCCTCGGTGACGAGCGTGACGCCTGTTACGGAGAGTGACGTTGCGGCCACTGCCGAGACCACAGCCGCCGCAACGTTGTTGGCGGCGTTTGCGAAGCCCGAGCTGCGCACACGCATGCCGACCTGAAAGCCGTCGGTGATGAAGGAGCCCGATGCGCGCGTGAACGTGCCCGGCGCGGTCGCGCTGATCGAGGCGACGCCCGTAATCACTTCGACACGGACAGCCGTGATCTCAGGGCGGCCAGGCGGCGCGCCCGTGTTGGCGAAGGTCGAGCGCCGGCGGCCGAGCGACGACGCGAAGTTCGGGACCGGCTGCAGGTCGATTGTGTCAAACAGCTCGGGCGCGTGATCGCGGCAGATCAGCTTGCCGTTGAAGTTGCCCTGGGCGATCTCGCTGCGCTTCTTTTCGATGCCCTCGACGACGAGCTCCTGCGTCTGCTGAGCGAACTCGCCGAGAACGACGCTCACGCCGCGCGCCGCGCCCGCCTGGATCCAGGTCGAGCCGTCGACCGTCGTCTGGAGCGCGATCCACTGATTCGAGCCCTTCGCGGAGCGCAGCGTCTCGGTGAGCCCGACGTTCACCCGCGCCTCGACCGCGACGAAGCTGCCGGCGGCGTTGATGCCGCCGAGCCGGATCGCCGGATCGCCGAGCTGATAGAGGTCCCACTCTTCGTCGACGCGCAGCTCGAGGATCGCGTTTCCCGGCGGCGTGAACTCGAGCAGGACCGCGCGCGCCGTGCCCCACGCGAACACCTCGGTCGAGACCTCGAGCATCTCAGCCCGCTGCAAGCCGAGCCATTCGATGCCGCAGTCGACCTCGTACACCTCGGAGCGCAGCTTGATGAGGCCCAGCTGGTAGCGGCCCTCGCGCCAGATCTCGGAGGCACGCTGCGTGAATTGGAAGACGCGGCGCTCGAAGCGCTGCGCGGCCGTTGCCGTGAGCGTCGACGCCTGTGTGCCCGAGCTCGGGAGGAGCCCGCTCGGATCGTGCAGCGTGAGCACGGTCGCCGTCACGCTGTCGATCAGGAAGAAGGCGTCCACCGAGCCGGTCTGGACGCGGATGAAGCCTTCGACTGCGACGAGATCGGTTCCATAATCACCGGTCGCTCGCGTGAGCGCCTTCCGGCCGCTCGCCGGCACCGAGAACGTCACGCTGAGCGCAGCGACGGAGCCCGAATCGTCCGCGTAGGCGTCGTCGTAGACGACCCGCTCGTCGGTCTTGTAGTCGAGCGCCTCGTTGCGGAACGTGCAGCGCAGCGCGTGCGGCCGCACGGGCCACGTGCGGGTCGAGCGGATCCCGCTGACCTCGGTGTCCGTGAGGATGAGCTTCGGCGCCGATTGCTTCCGCGAGATCGCGACCGCGTACTTGCCGTCGATCCGGTCGAGCGTCGCGCGGCCCGTCGCGAGAATCGCGCTCACCTGGTCCCACATGCTGAGGCCGTCCTGGTCGAAGACGCCGTCGCACTTGTGGCGCGCCTCGGTGCCGCCGTTGATCGTGGGCACGAGCTCGGCGCAGTAGTCGTAGAACGCCTGCCAGCTCGCCCAGTCGATCTTCGCGTCCGGGACGGGGTTCCGGACCTCGTAAGTGACCTGCGTGCCGTTGTGGCTCGTGAGGTAGGAGAGCGCGATCGCGGCGGGGTTGCTCGTCTCCTGGACGGCGCCGCGTGCGCCGCCGGAGAGGATCGGGACGCGCGCGCTCGCGATGCAGTTGATGTTGCTCGACGATTCGGTGTTGCTCGTCTCGCCGACGGCCGTGACGTCGATCGCCGTGCAGCCGGGCGTGAAGCTCTTGATCGCGGAGTCGGGCACGTAGCCGGTGAAGCGGACCCACGTGGGGTCGGTGAAGAGCGAGGACACATTCGAGCCCGTGCCGCCGCGCTCCTTCGTGTAGTCGGCGGGCCCGTTGTTGGAGCCCCCCGCGATCTGCGAGATCAGGAGCCGGACACGCGCCTCGTACTGCTTCGCCGGAGCGCCTAAGTCGCGGCTCACCCGCACGCCGCACGCGCTCGTCGTCTTGCCGTTCACCTGGACGATGTCGCCTTCGGCGCGGTTCACCGTCTTCGCGTTGATCGCGGAGCCCCACGTTTCGAGCAGCGCGCCGGCGGCGAGGTTCAGCCACGGCCCGGTGCCGACCTCGCGATACTCGACCAGAAGATCGAACGCATGGCCGCTCTTGTTGCCCTTGTCGCTGTAGCGGGCGAGGCCCGGCAAATCGAACTCGAGCTCGAGCTTCGTCGCCTTCTGCGCGAGCGTCTGCACGAACGAAGGGCTGCCGCTCGGGAGCCGGTCCTCGAGCTTGATGCCCGGGTAGAGCTGCTCGACGAGCGGGAAGTCGATCGTCTGCTGGTTTCGGTAGACGGTGGCTTCCGACGGGAGCAGCGTCCGGTCCGTCTCGCCGAACTTGACCTGCGAGATGACGGCGTCGCCCATCGTCACGAAGAGCAGCGCGCGGGTAGTTGGCTCGGTGCCGCGCTGGCGAATCAGGGTTACCGCCGCGTGCGGCGGCGCGAGGCGCGTCTTTCCGAACACCCGCCAGACTGGGCCGTCGGGCGTGAACTGGTTGCCGATCTGCTTGACGGTCGCGCTCGGCGTGCGGTCGATGCCGTCGGGCTTGTTGGGCGGTCCGAGGATCGCCTGGACGATGAAGTTGAGCGCGGTGGAGATCACCGCCGAGACGACGGCGTAGATCAGCTGGGGGATGAACTGATAACCGGGGGTCGGACGGAGCGCGACGAGGTCGCCGGCCCGCGGCACGCACGAGAGATCAGCCTCCGGCTGGGCATTCACCGTGACGAACGTGCTCACGCGAATCGGCTCGGGCACGCAGTGCGCGACGATCTCGCCGAGTGTTAGGCCGGCCGGCAGCTCTTCAAAGACCCGCTCGCTCGTGAACGGATTGGGAAAGAGCACCGTCTGGACGCGACCCCGCGCGATCGCGCTACGGAGCGGGATCAGCTGACCGGAGCTCTGCATGCCGATAGATCCCCGCGATGCGCTGGGCATTGAGCCCGGTCGCGAACGAGAGCAGGTGTCCGCCGACCGGCGGCCGGCTCGAGAGTGCGTACTGGCCGTCGACGACGAGCGCGCAGTGCGAGACGAAGCCGGCGGTGCGCAGGAGCAGCACGTCGAACGGCTGGGCACGCTCGACGCGCGCCCACTCGCGCGTGGCCGCCTCTTGAAGGATCAGCTCCTCGATCTGCGCCGACGTCGCCGCGTCGCGTTCCGTCACGCGATCGCGCGGGTAGCGATCGGCGAAGTCCGGAAGCGCGAGGCCCTTCTGCTCGAACAGCGCGCGCCGGCAGATCTCCCAGCAGTTCGCCTCGTCGAACGGCACGCCCAGGTAGGGGCGCACCCAGCTCACAACCGCACGGACCGGAATCCGCTCGCCGGGTTGAAGCGCCACCCGACGCTCGGGTCCGCGGCGAGGTTCTCGTAGGTGTGAATCTCCACCGTCATCGTGGGCAGCGCGAAGTTCGCGACGCGCATCGGCCCCTCGATCATCCACTCCTGCGTGTCGGGGTCCTGGAGGTGGACGAATCGCAGCTCCGCCTGTGCGGGATCGGCCAGGCCGCGCATCGCGATTCTCAGATCCGGCGGAACACCGTCGATCGCGATGTGCGCGACCGGGATCTCCTCGTCGACCCCCTCGTCGGGCAGCTTCAGCTCGAACGCGCGCGCCACGTAGAGCTGACCCTGCGAGACGACGTCGCGCTCCGCGAGCGCGAGCCGCAGGTGCTCGGCCTGCGCGGCGCCCGGGAACTGCCAGTACACGTGGAGCAACACGAGCAGGTTCTGGTCACTCGCGCGCGCGAGCAGGTGCTGCCGAAACGCGACGCTGACGCGCGTGCTCACACGGGTGCGTCCGTGACGACGTCGGCGGCGCTCACGTTGGCCGCCGCATCCATCAGGTTGTGCGTGCCGAACGGCACGGCCGCGAAGTCCTTGCCGATATCGGCGTCGGGCGCGGCGTCGTGCCCGAAGCGATACCAGTGCTGGAGCGAGGCCTGCGACTGGTAGCCGTTCTTCGCGGCGTTCAGGTTGAAGTCGCGGCCGCCGTAGTAGATCGAGCCAATCTCCGCGACCGCTAGCTCGCTCGACCAAAGCGCGAGCGAGTGGATGCGGCCGGCGAGCTCGCTACCGACGCGCCCCACCGCGATCGCGCGCGCGGTGTCGGTCATCGTGCCGGTCGTGTCCGCGGGCATGCTCGTCGGGGTGAGCAGCTGCGCGTTCACGTAGACGCGCAGCGGATCGCTCGCCTCCGAGCCATCGAACGCGACCGCGATGCAGCGCCACTGGCTGCGCTGGAGCTGTGCCGCGAAGCGATGGTTCTTGATCAGCGCGCCGGCCGAGTTGTAGGCGTTCACCTCGAGCGTGTCCGCGGTCCCGGTCTGGCGCGCGAGGATGATCCGGTTGCTGTTGCCCGCGCCGGCGAAGACCTCGACGAGCCGTCGGTCGATCGTGTCGCTGTCCGCGCGCTTCAGCCACGCGAGGAGCGTCCAGGCGTCTGCAATCCCGACCGTGGTTTCGCTCGAAGAGAGGCGCTCGCTCGAGCCGTCGAGATCGAGCGAGACGGTCTGCGAGTCGAACGGCGCGTCGGCGGTGCGTACGACCGGCACGAGCACCCGGAAGAGCGTCGGCGCCAGCGGGGCCACACGGTAACGGCCCGCCGGCTGCCACACGACAGCGGCCCCGGTAAACGGCTCGTTCACGCCCTGAAACACGAGCGACCCCTGGAGCAGCGTCGTGCGCCAGAAGGTCTCGAACGTCGCGAGCTGCGCCGCGCTCATGTGGAACGCGAGCACGTGGCGGTCCTGGCGCGAATCGGCCTGGCGCCGCGAGCGCACGCGGCCCGAGAGCGTCTCGGAGTAGTAGGTGCTCGGCGCCGGATCGAGCTCGTAGCCGTCGACCGCGACGTAACTCGGGAGCGACGCCGGCCAGACCGCCGCCACGCTCAGACCTGGCTGCGCGGCGGCAGCTCGCGAAAGTGCCGCGTCATCGACCGCTTCAGCGGACCGCCGCGCTCCAGCTCGTCGAGCACGATGTTGCGGACGGAGACGTCGAGCTGCAGGCCTTGCGCGGTCGAGCGCGAGCTCACCGAGTCGACCGCAATGGGGGCGCCGTTGTTGTGCAGGTTGACCGTGATCGGAGCGCCGCCGGCGCCGCCCCCGAGCGAGTCGCGCAGCATGCGCATCGCGCGCGGGCTCTCGAGCGGGAGAAGCATCTCGGGCGACCCCGCCTCGGCCGCGATGACACCGACGCCGCCGGGCCGTGGTAGGACCAAGCCTCCCTGGGCGGCGAAGATGTTCCCGAAGCCGCCGCCTCCGGTGCCGGGAATCGTCGGTATGCCGCCGAACACGCCGGAGAAGATGTTCCCGAGGATCGAGCCGAAGATGCCGCCGAGGCCCCCGCCACCGCCGCCTCCTCCGCCTCCTCCGCCGCCAGCGCCGATGCCCGCAATCGAGTCGCGCAGCCGGGCGATCAGCGGCTCGAGCACGAGGATCTGGAAGATCACGTCCGCGAGAGACGCGAGCATGCGCGCGCCCATTTCCTTGAACGCGTCGCCGGCGTCCTGCGATCCCGTAACAAGATCGGTGAAGAGGTCCTGGAAGCCCTGGCTGAACGAGTCGAGCGCACGGTCGGCGATCTTCACGAAGTCGCTCGTCTCGGCGAACGCCCGAGCCGCTTCCTTGCGCGCGCGGCCGGCCTGCTCTGCGGTAAGCGCACCGGCGCGCTCGAGCTCGGCGATCTTCTCGAGCTCCTCGCGGTAGGCCTCCGCGGGTGTCTTGATCTCTTCGAGGATGCGCGTGAGATCGCGCAGGCTCTCCTGGTAGTACTCAGCCGACGTCACGGCCTCGATCTCGGCGCGCGCCCGTAGCTGTGTCGCCTGCTCGGCCGTGATCCCGCCCTCTCTCTCGAGGTCGGCGATCTCCTTCAGCGTGCCCGCGTACTCCGCGGCCGGGCCCAGGATCTTCTCGAAGAGGCGCTGCGTCTCGTCCAGGCGCTGGTTGTACTCCTTCACCGCCTCGGCCTCGGCGTCAGTGAAGGCCTCCTTGCGCCGGAGAGAGAGCAGCTCCTGCGCCTCGGCGAGCGCTTCGGTGCTGCCCTGCGCCTCGCGAACGTTCTTTGCGTACTCGACCTCGGCCTCGGCGAGCGCGCGGCCGAGCTCGGTGCTCTCGCGCGTCACCGCAATCTGGTCGGTCATCTCTTGGCGAAGATCCGCGAGCGCCTTGGCGGCCTTCGCGACCTCTTCGACATCGATGGGCGGCGGCGTCGGTACTGGCGCGGTCAGACGCCCGGGCCGACGCGTGTCGATCCGCTCGCCGATTTCGACCCCGAGCTCGCCGCGCCGGCGTCGCGTGGCGTCGAGCGCAGCCTGCGTGCGCCCTGATAGATCGCTGGGCGCGCGCTTCTCGAGGTCAGCGATCGAACGATCGAGGTCATCACGCTCGCGGCGCAGGCTGTCGAGGCTTCGCGTGTCGAGGTCCTGCATCCGCTCGACGGCGAGTCCCGTCCACTTCGCGAGATTCGCCATCTCCTCGGCGATGGCGGTGATTGCCGGCAGGGCGGAGACCACCGACGCCTTGAACTGCAGGTCGAGCACCTTCGCGGCAGCGTCGAACTGGTCGGCCGTGTCTGCAGCGCTCCGAACGAGCCCCTCGTCGATCACCGCGCCGGCGTCGCGCGCCTTCCGTGCGAACTCGTCAAGTCCGCGTGATCCCGAGCGCAGTACGTTGACCATGGCGAGACCGCGCGTCGTGAAGAGCTCGGCGCCGAGCTGCAGACGGCGCGCGGGATCCGCGGTCGCCGCGAGCGCGTCAGCGACGTCGCGCAGCACGGCCTCCGTCGGGCGCAACGAGCCGTTCGCGTCGCGGATCGAGACGCCAAGCGCCTGGAAGGTCTCGATCGCTTTCTTCTCGCCCGTGGCCGCGTCCGCGACCGCGACCGAGAGCCGCTGCAGGCCCAGCGTGAGCGCTTCGGGATCGAGGTCCTCGAGCGTCGCCGCGAAGCGGAGCTCCTGGAGGCCCTCGATCGAGATCCCGAGCCGGTCCGCGGTCGTGGCGAGGTTGTCGAACTCACGGCCAGCGCTGATCGCCGCGTTCGCGATGCTGGCGATCGTGCCCGCAACCGCGAGTCCACCAAAGCCGATCAGCGTCGCCTTCATGGCACCGAAGCTCTGGTCGAGCGCCTTGAGGCGGCCGATCAGCGACGGAGACGCGAGCTCCTTCTCGGTCTTCGCGGCGGTGTCTTTCGCCTGAAAGCCGAGCTGCTGCATCTCCTCCCGAAGACGGCGAACGGCATCCGCCGCTTCTTGCGTGCGGACGACGATGTCGAGCTGCGCGTCAGCCATTCGGACGCTCCGGCTCGCTTCTCATGCGCGCGAGGTAGACGCGGTCGATGCGGTGGACGAGGCGGGCGAGCTGCTCGCGCTCTTCTGGATCTTCCAGGGAAACGAGCCGGCAGTAGGCCTCGATCTCCGAAAGCGGGATCGCGCCGGCACCGCCGAAGTGAACGGCGCGCGAATCCGAGAGCGCTGCGAATGCGGACCAGGCCACCTGGGGAAGGCCCGGCGAGATCTTCGGCTCCTCGTCGAGCTCCGGGACGGGCATGCCTTCACGGCGCAGCTCGCGGAGCCAGGCCTCCGCCTCGCCCACGCGCAGCTTCCATGCGAGCAGCGCCTCTAGGCTTTTCCCGCGGCGTCCTCCGCGCGCGTGCGGAAGTGGCGTAGCTGGCGCGAGCTCGCGAGCACCCAGTCCGCGAATCGCGGGCAGGTGCGCAGCACGTCGAGCGCGGCATCGCGCGAGAATTTCAGCTCCTGGTCGCCGTCTTTCATGCCGCGCCAGTCGAGCAGCACGCTGCCGGTAAGCGATTCGATCTCGGCGTGCGCCCACTGGGCAGCGACGTCGGCATCCGTGTCCGGTCCCCTCTTCTCACTGACGAGCGGGAGCGTCGCGCGCGCGAGCGCGAAGGCATGCCGCGGGTTTCGGTACGCCGCGATCTTCACCTCGGTCTCGTCGTCGAAGCGCAGCCACGTGCCGTCGGCGTAAAGGTCCGGATCGACCTTTTCGTTGCGGATGTCCAAGCGGGTTCTCTCCTGTGCGTGCAGCTAACGATGTTACGGTCCGCAACGATGCGTTACGTGAGTACCCGCCTGGCCGCGATCGCGTGCAGCCTCCTCGGCTGCGTGTCGCTCGATCTCGGAGCGCCGAACCCAAGCGAGCTGCTGCGCGTGCACAAGGAGATCTGCATCGGGCACGACATCACCGTCGCCTGCGCGTATCGGCTCGTGCCGGGCGACTACCAGAAGCAAGGCGAGGACGCGGAGTCGGAGTTCTTCCTTCCCGCCCACACCGAGCAGGGTGGAGCCATTGTCGTCGGCGCGATGGTCGACGTGGCCCAAGCGATCCAAGCGCACAAAGACCGCTCGAAGCTCTGCATTGTGACCGGGTTTCGTCTCCCGGTCTGCCGCGATTGGGAGCGCACGGGAAGGCGAGAGCAACCCATCGGGGACCGTGCAGAGCGCGTTAGCGAGCGCTGAGGCTCACAGCCCAAAGATCTCTGCCTCGATCGCTGCGAACACCTGCTCGACGAATGCCGCCGGCGCCTGGCGCGAGTGTCCGTCGTTCAGCGGCCGGATGTACGGCACGTTGTTACTGACGTGGATCTCGTCGCCGAGCTTGAACGACCCCAGGCGCACCGTCCCTGCCGGCACGCCAAGCGGGTTCGAGTAGCCCGCGCGGTGATCCTTGAACTCAGGATTCGGTGCGCCGACCTCGACGTTCCAGGAGTCCTTCGCGGCGCCGCTGTCGACCGGCGTGCGCAGCGCGACGTCTTCCCAGAAGCGGATCACGAAGCGCTTGATGCGGTCGACCGCGCGCCCCTCCTCCGTGAAGAGCCAGGCGTCGAGCTGGCGCGCGAACTCGGGCGCGCTCGCCATTAGGTGAGCTTCGCGATCAGGTCGATCTGGATCGTGTGCGGATCCGCGGGCTCGACGGTCGCGTTCACGATCGCCGCGAAATTGTACCGCTCGAGGACGTCGCTGTTGATCTGGATGCCGTCCGGCGCGCCGTCCATCAGGTTCACGCTCGGCAGGGTGACGGCGACCAGGTTCCCCGTGCCGTCGACGCCGGCGAACTGGATCGCAATGAGGGTGTGCGCCTTCAGCACGTCCAGGAAGTCCGCGCGGCTTGTGAAGTACGCCTCGATCGACCCACCCGGCGCCACGCTGCCGTGGTTGATCCCAGCCGGGAACTTCGACGCGATCTGGTCGAGCGCGCGCAGGTTGTTGTTGATGTTCAGCGCGAGCGAGCGCACGCCTGTCGCGATCGCAGCGCCGTTCTTGAAAATGCGCGCGACGTTCGAAGAAGCGCTGAGCGAGGGCGCGAGACCCGCCGCGGTCGTGCCGCCGCTGAAGATCGTTGCGCCGGCAGGCGTCATCTCCTTGCCCTGGAATGCGAATGTCATCTGGCCGATCTGCTTCGCGGTCAGGGAGAAGCCGAGCGTGCCCACGCGCAGACCGGTGCCCGAGAGGAACTGCGTGATGTCGAGGTGCGCCTGCTCGACGGAGAACTGGTTCTTCGTCTCGTCGGTGCCGTCGCGGAACATGCGCGCCGAATACTTCTCGCTGCCCGTCCCGGTGTGATTCGCCCAGTTCTTCGAGGCACCGAGAAAGCTGATGCCGGGGCTCTTGATCTGGAGGACCAACGCGGTCACCGCTCCGGCGCCGTCGGCGATCTGCCAAAAGCCGTCGTTCACGGTGTCGAGGATCGCGACCCACATCCCCGGCTTCGCGCCGTCGGTGACGAACGAGCCGGCCGAGCGCGTGAAGGTGTTCGGCGATCCCGTCGCGGCCGTCGCGTTGAGCGTCACCGCCGCGATCTGCTGCTTCGCGCGCAGCATCGCGCCTTCGATCAGGTCGAAGAAGTTCGGCTCGTAGAGGAGCTCGCTTCCGACGTTGAAGGCTGCGCCCTGCCCGACTTCGACGATCGCCTCGACCTTGCGGTCGCTGCGCAGCAGCTGCGACTGCACGCTCTCTTTGACGGGGTCGAGCTTGCCGGTCGTGACGCGCAGCACCTGCCCATTCGGCGATCCCGGGGTCGTGCCCCACGTGGTCTCGCGGATGTACCGGAAGTCGACGCGGTTGCCCTGACCCGGCATGAAGGCCTCCTAGTTCAGGCTCGCCGCCTGTCGGATGAGCGACTCGTACTTGCCCGCGCGGTTGCGCAGCGCGTTCGCGCCGCAGCGCGCGACCTGTCCGTGCCACCAGCCCCAGTCCCACCCGACGGCCTGATAACTAGGTGACCATCCTTGCTGGCACAGCTGGCAGGCATGCGGGATCGAGAAGAGCAGCTCATCGAGGCGCGCCCTCGCCTCGTCGGCGCTGATCGCTTCGTTCACCGGGTCGACGTGGTTCATGCGCCGTCCGCCCGGAAGTCGACGCCGTTCAGCAGGAGAAGCGGCACCGCCGCGCCGCCCGGGCCCTCGTAGAGGATCCGGCCATCGGTCTTCACGCGAATTGATTCGTTCCCGGCCTTGAGCAGGAGCTCGGTCGCAGGCCGCGCGTAGCTCGGAAGCGCGTTCGCGAGCGAGACGATCTCCGCGCCGTTCGCGACTGCGATCGCGTTCGAGTGGATCACGCCGCGCAGCCGAGTGACGCCGAGGCTCACGAGGTAGGCGGCGGTCGCCTCCGCGCCGCCTGCATGCACCCAGGGCGAGGCGAGCATGAGCGCCGTGTAGGTGAGCGGCACGGCGGCGCCTCCGGCGACGTCGACGTCGCGCTCGAACGCGACGGCGAGGTTCAGCTGCATCCACTCGCCGTCTTCACGCTGCGCCGCGATCGATGGCGTTCCGAAGCGGATCAGCCCCGAGGTGCCGAGCTGCGCGGTGCGCGCGGCGAGGAAGATCGCGGCCGCGCTGTCGGCGAGTGACCGTGCGCGCTGCGTCCCGAGCTGAAGCGGCGCGAAAACCTGGACGACGATCACGCCGGAGAAGCGGTGCGTGTACTCGTTCAGGAAGATCTGAGCGCCGGCCGCGTCGCGAATGAAGAGCGAGGCCCACTCGGTCTGGCGGTTCGGGCGCGGCTGTCCCTCGAAGTAGGCCGGCACGCCGGTTACCGCCCAGCCCGCCTCGAAGAGCTCCTCGATCGCACGGCGCGTGTCGGCGAAGCCCGCCATACGCGCTCCTTGTTACTGCGGCTCGCGCATCTGGATGATCAGGACCGCCTTCGTGGGGTCCTCGTCGATGTGCACCGGCACCCAGGTCTTCCCGGACCAGACGATCCGGTCGTTCAGCTTCGGCGCGAGCGCGATCGAAGCCGCAGCGGCGGCCGCCTCGAGCGCGAGCCGCTCGATCACGAGCTGTCGATCGCCGGTCCGGATCCGGATCCCGTCGACTTGGCGATCGCGGTAGGCGACGACGAAGGCCTTTGCCGCGAGATCGGTGTAGGGCTGCGCAACGGCGCCGGTCGCGGTGTTGTAGGAGCTCGTGCCCGCGACGCGGTACGTGATCGACTCGGTGAGATCCGCGAGCCTCGCGAACGCGGTCTTCACATTGAGCGCCACGGCTCATCCTCCGCGGATGCGCGCGCGCAGACCCGCGATCGCGGCCGGCGCCGACGCTGCGTCTCCGCGAATCCGCTGGCGCAGCGGGGTGTGCACTGTGGCGACGAATCCACCCGTACCGGCGAGCGCCAGGGCTTGGTCGCTTTCCGCCGCGAGGCCGATGGATCTCACCTTTGCCCGCGCGAGCGCGAGCGCGGCATCCGTCTCGCTCGCCCGTCCGACGGGCGTCGACACGAGCGAGAAGGCTGCGTCGCTCCCGTCCGATCGCCCGACGAGTCGAAGCTTCGCGCGACCGACGCCGAGCGCCGTGCCGCTCTCCGCGGCGAGCGCCGCAGAGCGCGCCTTCGCTCCGGCCAAGGCGAGCGCGACATCGGCTTCGGCAGCGAGCGCGGCGGCGCGGCGCTTCGAGCGCGGGGGCGCCAATGCCGCGTCCGTCTCGACCGCGCGGCCGATCGCCGCGTAGCTCGAGCGTGCAAGGTCCGTCTCGATCGCGAGGCCGATCGGCCTCGACTTCCGGCCTGCGAGCGCAAGCGCAGCCGAGGTTTCGTCCGCGCGACCCATCGTCCCGGTCTGCGCCGTGCTGAGCGCGGCGGCGGCCGGAATCGGTTGGAATGCCCAGCTCACACCTAGGCTGCCTTACGGATGGACCACTCGACGGTGATCGTCCCGGCCAACGCATCGAGGGTCCAGTCCCACCCGTGCATCAGCATGAACGAGGGGCTCACCCAGTTCGGCTGTGCCGGCGCGCCGGTGAGGATCCACTCGGCAACGACCCGCTGCGTTCCGCCCGACTGCACCTTCTCATAGAGCCGGATCTGGAGTTGGTCGCCGGCGATCATGTCGGAGAGGTCGAGGAAGCACTGGAAGACGCCGTCCGACGTCTCGACGTCGGGCCCCGCCGTGTCGGTCGTCATCGAGTGCTCGGTCGTGCCGACGGCTTCGGAGCCGGCGAATGCTTCCGTAACAGGCATGGGCGTCAGCCCCCGACGCCGATCGCGACGGCGTTGTACCCAGAGTCCGGCGCGTTGTTGCAGTGACCCCGGACCCAGATCTCGGCGCCGGCGGGCACCGGGCAGTAGGCGCCCCACGGCGTGAGCATGTCCTGCGTCACGCTGCCGATCTGCTCCGAAGGATTCCCGCTGTGCTGGCGCCGCAGGATGATCTGCTTGTTCGTCGCGTCACCGAATGCGAGGTCGATGTAGCAGTGCTCGGCGGTGATCGTGGCGTTGCTCACCTGATAAGCGAGCTGCCACCACCACATCGCTTTCGCGGTGGTGCCGAGGCTCACCCAGGATCCGGCGGTGGCGTTGCCCGGCGTGAATGAGACACCGCCCGAGTTCGTGATCGTGCCGATCGTCTCGGAAAACGACCCGACGGGAACGGCGGCGGGGTTGCTCGGCTGCCCGAAGAACTTGACCGCAACGAACAGAGACCCGGCAGTCGCGTTGTCCCCCTGCGCCCGCACCGCGACGGACGATCCCGCCTTGATGAAGAGCGGGAAGAAGAACGGGTGGCCGCAGTTGCCCGCGACCCCGCCCGACGTCCCGCAGACGATGTTGTCGATCACGGAGACGTAGGACGTGCCGCCAGCGGAGTCGACCCCGACGTCGAGCAAGTGGCTGCGCTGCGCACCGCCGGTCGCTCCGCCCGTCACGAGCAGGAAAAGGCCGTAGACGTCCTGCGCGATGTTCGAGCTCGACGCGACCTGCGTCCACGAACCTTCGGCGTTGCTCGCGCCGGGTGTTACGGACGTGCCTGGGTTCTGCTGGGGCTGGCTGCCGAAATTGTCGAACGTGAACGAGTAGCGCGAGAGCCCGGGTACGCCGAGGCTCATCAGGTGGCCCGGAAGAAGGTCGCCCCCGTCAGCACGATGTCCGATCCATCCGGCGTGAACGCCGCGTCGAACATCGTGAGCGGGATGATGGCGGAGTCCGCCGAGCTGTTCGGGTCGTAGGCCACGACGACTTTCGAGATCGCGTTGCCGGTGGCGCCGGTCCACGTGACGGTCGGCAGCGCGAGATCGAGGCGATCGTTCGCGTCGTCCTGCGCCGAGGCCGCGAGGTCGGAGTCCGTGAGGAACTTCCGGCCCATCGTCGTCTGCTCGTTCGTCGCGCCGTCGAGCACTTCCGCGAGCGTGTCGCTGTCGATCAGCGCGGCATCGGTCTCGAGACCGCTCGTCTCGATCGGGATCAGCACGAGCCGCGCGGTCGCCGGGTCGTTGTTCTTGACCCGGTCGTAGAACTCGCGGACGCGGCCCTTGGCGACATTGAAGACGATGTTCGCCACGTCGCTCTCCTGTTAGAGGCCTGCAGCCTCGAAGGCGTCCGGCTCTTTCGCGCGTAGCGCCTCGAGCGGGAGCACGCGCTTCTGTGAGTCGACAAAGCGGTCAATCGTGAGCTCGCCGGAGCGGAAGAGCACGGCGCGCGACTTTCCGAGCACGTCCTTCTGCACGTCGGCGGTCTGGCTTGCGAGCCACCTCGGGTACGTGATCGTGCGCGCCGGGCGCTCTCCGCCGATGACGCCGACCGTCGTGCAGCGGCCTGCGCAGCCGATGTGCGCAGGCGGTCGCGGTCCTTCGCCGACCGAGAACACCTGACCATCGAGCGCCGCGCAGATGGGGCACGTCTTGTCATCCAGCGTGGCGATCCACTGGACGCCTGCGATCGCGTCGGCGCTGTCGAACACTGCCTCGCGCGCGGCCGCGGTCGCGTGTGTCGCAGCACCTCGGCCGATTCCGATGATGCGCTGGCCGGATCGATCGAGGAGTCCTGGCGCCGCGCGCGCGCCGACGACGCGGCGCATGATCTCGTCGTCGCTCTCGCCGAGCGTGAGCCCGACCTGCACCTGCGCGCGGAGATCTCGGATCGTGTGCTGGCGCTCGAGCTCGAGGTGAACCGAGAGAGGTCCGCCCTGCCAGGGCGCTCGCGCGCGCGAAACCGCCGGCGCCCGCGCCGGAGCGTCGGCGCCGACCAGGCGCAGGACGCCGACCTGGTGCTTCGCCTCCTCGGCCGCAAGTGCCGCGAGCTTTGTCCGCATGTCGTCGCGCACGCGTTGGTAGGTCTCGCGCGAGCGCCGCTCGATCCGGGCGAGCGCGTCGCGCAGGGCGGTGCTCTGCGATGCGGATCGGGTCTGACCTCGCGTGCGCGCGCGGCGGAGCGTCGCGGCGAGCGTCCCCTCGGCCTGGAGCCAGAGGCGCGCGCGCACGACGTCGAGCATCTCGTTGCCGAGCTGCGTTCCGACGCGACGCACGTAGATCTGATGGCGCACCGCGCGATCGCGGAGCACTTCGCTGCGCGGCGGCACGGGCTCCGTGGCCATGGCGTGCTCCAGCTGCCTAGGCGCGCGCGATCTCCACGGACCTCGCGCCCGGTCGCGTCGCGCGCAGGAGGCGCCCTAGGAGGAGATCGACCCACTCCGTCTTCGTGAACGAGCGGGGCGCCGCGGATTCTCCGTAGCTGCTCGACAGAGAGATCGGACCCACCGAGAGCGACTCGCTAGCGACCTGGCGCAGGTCGTCGCGATCCGGGACGAGATCCGCCGAGACGTAGCGGCTCGCGAGCTCGGCGGTCGCCCACGTGAGCTCCTTCGGGATCGAGCCGGAGTCGCGCGACGGAAAGAGGAATTGGTCGCGCGTGTAGGCGCCGGTTCGTGGCCACTCGAGTTCCTGCGACGAACTCGTCCGCGCTCCGATCCAGAGGGCGCGGTACTGCGCGTCGAGAAAGCGCGTGGCCTTGAGAATCGCCGCCTCGCGCGCTGGCGCCGGCGCTGCGGTCCACGCGGCCGGCGTACCCACCTCCGCGAGGTATGCGTTCACCGCCGCCTCGGCGGCGTAACAGTTGGCACCGGCGACGATCGCGCCGGTCTCTGCGACGAGCGCCACGATCTACTCGCGCGCGCGCTTCTTCCGCGCGCCTTCGGCCGCCGGCGCCGTCTCGGGCGCTGCCTCGCCATCGCTCACCGCGGCCGCCGGCGCCGTCTCGGCGATGCGCTCATGCAGCGCGTCGCTGAAGTCCGCCGCGTTGATGACGGCGCGCTCGCCGGACGCGCGCAGGCGCACCTCGAGCGTCTCGATCAGTTCGACGGGAGCCGTCATGCGCACCTCCAACAGAGAAGAGAGAAGCCCGGCACGCCCCCGCCCCCCCTGACGAGAGCGTGCCGGGCTGGCTCTTTAGTCGCAGAGCCGGGCGAGGAGCTCGGGCCGCACGACTTCACCGCCGTAGAGGCAGTCGTACGACCAGATCGTCTCCTTGTTCACCCGAATCACCTCGACGCGAAGCGTCAGACCCGAGATCGGGTCGGTCGCCTGCGCGATGTTCGATCCCAGCATCTCCGGGTTGGGATCGATGCGCAGCGGCCGCATTGCGAAGCAGAAGGCGTTCTTCTGGAAGGCGAGGTTCGGGTTGTGGGTCGCCTTCACCGTGATGGCCACGTTGTCCGCCACACCCACGACGAGGCCCGGGTAGATCTGGAGCGTGCCCGCACCCGAGACGCCCGTCGTCACGACATAGGTCTGCGTGTGACCCGCGAACGTGATGATGTCGCCCTCGAGGATCGTGCCGGTGCCGGTGTCGACCGGGATCGCCTTCACGCCCGCGGTCAGGGCCGCGGAGTTCGTGAGGTAGCCCGAGCCGGTTCCGGCGGTGTGCGTCGCGAGGTTCTGGTCCATGCCGATGTCGAGGCCGAAGCGCCGGCCGAGGATGCCCTCGAGCAGCGGATCGGTCTGGCCGGTCTTGTCGAGGTCGCGGAAGGCGTCGAGCCGCAGCATCTCCTCTTCGACGGTGGGATCCACGATGAGACGGCGATCCGCGACGGGCGCGAGCGTCTGGTTCAGCAGCTTGCGCACGCTCGTGATGTCCGCGACCGCGACGGGATTCGTCGTGTCGCGCACGCTGTACGCGCGGTTCTTCATCTTCGTCAGGATGAAGCTGTCGACGGCGTTCGCGAGCGACTTCACGCCCTCGTCCGCCGCCATCGGGAGAATGCGGCCCGACTCGACCTCGGAGAGCTCGCGGTCGGAGAGCTTGAAGCGCGCCTCCTTCCACTGGTCGAGCGTGATGTCCACGCCCGTCGGCGCCAGGTCCGTCGGCGTGTTGGCCGAGCCCGGCGTCACGTTCTGCGCGGGCACCGCGCTCGGCACCGGGACGCGGATCAGCTGATTCTTCTCCGCGGCCTCCCGGTTCTTGTCGGTGTTGACCAGCCGCGCGACGATGGCGTTCTGACGGAGCGACGCCACGCCCAGGCTGACCATGATCTCCATCACGTTCGTGAGAGTGTTGGCCATTGTCTGGTTCCCTTGTTAGGCGTCGCCCGTTCGGTCTCGAGGTCGTTGAAGCGAATCAGTCCACGAAGTTGATGTTCTTCCCGGACTTCTTCGCCTCCTCGACCTTCGTCACCTTGTTGGGATCGCGCCGACTGATGGTCACGGCGTCGCCGCCGGCGGAACCTCCGCCGTCGGCCCCGGACCCACTGCGCAGCGCCGAGGCGAACAAGTTCGCGCCGGCGCCTTTCTTCTGGAGCTCGAGAAACGGGGCCACGCCCATGCGTTGGCCCTGGTCGTCGCGGAGCGTGCGGTGCACGACCTTGCCGTCGACCACTTCGAATTGACCGGCGTAGACGGCCTCGATCTGCGACGGCGCTCCGTCGCTGATCGGCGTCATGGCCTCCTTGATCGCGCTGAGCGCCGCGGCGCCGGCGAGAAGCTCGCGCCGAATCTCGGCGGAGTTCCAGCGCCCTTGCGTCTCCTCGGCCTGCTTGCGCGCGGCGAGGGTCTGCTCGCGCTCTTTCGCGAGGAGCTTCTCGAACTCGCCTTCCTTGCGGAGGCGCTCCTCTTCGCGCTTCGACTCCGCGTCGACCATCTGCTTGTACTTCTCAGGGTCGACGCCTTCGTACTTCTCGAGCAGCTTGCGCCGCTGTGCAGCCTCCTCGTTCGCACTCTTGAGTCCGCCGCGCAGCCGAGCGAGCTCGGCGCGCGCGGGCTCAGGGAGCTGCGCTTCGTCGTAGCCGCCTGCGCCACCACCTCCGCCGGCGCCGCCAGCACCTCCGCCGCCGCCGCTACCGCCAGCACCACCTCCGGCACCGGGTCCAGCGCCGCCATCGTCGGCCGAACAGATCAATCGGTTGCGGAGCATCTCGCTCCTCCCAACGCGAGGGCCGCCCATCTCGGGCACACGAACGCACGGCATCTCGCCCCGCGCTCGCGCTTCTCAGGCCTCGCTGCCTGAATCGCTCGGGAGGTCGCCCGCGCCCGCGCCATCGCCATCTCGGCCCGGCGGGTCGTCGTCAGCGCCCTCGTCTTCGTCGGGATCCTCGTCGTCGACGGGATCCGGTGGCCGCGTCGCGGCCCACTGCTCTTGGTTCTCGCGGACGGCCTCAGCCGCCTCTTCCTCGGTCTCTTCGGGATGCAGCGCGAGACGCCACTCGACCGGGCTCGCGACGCCCTGCGCGATGCGCTCGGCCCACTCAGCCGCCTCGAGCTCGTGCACGCGGAAGTCGCGCGAGTAGGTCACCCACGGCGCGTCGTCGCTATTCGTCTCGACGCCGTAATAACGCGCGGCCATCGCCCAGGCCTGACGCTCGCACTCTTCCATGCGCGAGGCCTTCATCTCGAGCAGCGCGACGAACTCACGCCGATCGATCTCGCGCTTCGCCGCGCTCTCCACCTGCGCGGTCGGCATCTGATGGCGCGCCGTGCGCCCGAAGACCAGATCCGCGGCCTGCTCGATCATCTCTCGGGCAAAGGCGCCGTAGGCTTCGAAGATCCCGGTGCTCGGCGACTGATACGCCGCGGTGTCGCCTTTGGCGAGCACGAGTGCGCGCTGCGCGCCGAGGTCGAGCTTCTCGATGCCCTGCGCGTCGGAGGCAATGACGAGAAGCGAGAAGCCCTGGCGGTAGAAGTTCTCGTCGCGAACGCTCGAGCGATTCCAGAGCGCGTTGGCCTTGCGCGCGACCTCGTCGATCACGGTGCCGCCCATCATGGGGCCGCGGAAACGGTCGTAACAGGGAACGATGGGCACGCGAGCGATGCGATTCGGCCCGTTCTTCACGAGAACGGCCTTTCCGTCCGTGCCGTCGGCGTGCCAGATCTGCCACGTCGCCGGCGTCCAGACGCGGTAGCGCGTGATCTCCTTCGTGGCCTGGAACGAACCCGGGCGCTGCTGCACGCAATCGCGCAGCACCGCGAATTTCAGCTGGCCGCGCGTGCGCGGATCCTGCGTCTCGATCTCCCAGTCGATGACGGCCTCGGCCGTGACAAGCTCGAACCAGGGGCGCAGTCGCTGCTCGCGCGCCGCGGCTTCGGTGAGCCCGTCCGGCACCTCGGGCGCGTCGACCAGCACGAAGCTGATGCCCTGCAGCTGCGCCTCGTCGTGGACGGCGGAGAAAAACGCGTGCGCGCTCGAGCCGAACAGGTCGGCGTCGAGGACGATCGGTGCGAGCACGTCAGGGAGCTCGCGCTGCGCCTCGACGCGCATCACGTGCGAGCGATACACGTCGATCGCGTGCGTCACGAGGTTCTGGTAGAGGCCCGGCGAGCGGTCGAGCCGGTTCTCGTATGTCTTCGCTCCCTCGACCTCGTGCGGGTAGAGGTAGCGCCGCACGGTGCCACTCGGCGCAAGGGCCACCTTCGAGGCTTCGGCGAGCGCGCGGCCGCCACGGAAGTGGTCTCGGTTGAACGACCAGTCGGGAAGGCGCTCGGTGTACTCGGGATGCCGGACGGCGAAGTCCTCGGACACGGCCACCCCCTCGCCGTTCAGAAGCGGACGCCGACCGCCTGCCGCGGCCGCGACGAGAGCGTTGCGAACGCCCCCGAGGCCGCGTCGACCTGGTCGTCGTGCGAGCCGTCCGGGAACGCCTCGAGCTCGTCGAGAAACGCCGAGATCCACGTTCCGCGTAACAACCGCACGTTGCCGATCTGCGCCTGCGAAGCGAGCGGGCCCGCGCGTGTGAACTTGTCGCCGGTCTTGCGGTCGCCGCTCACGGTCCAGCCGGAGAGGAGATCGCGCACGAGGTACTCGACCTGCGATTTCCCCGACGCGCCGGGCTCCTGCTCTATCACGATGGGAAGGCCGCGGCCGTCGAGCTCGGCGACCGCTCGAATCGCCTTGTCACGCTCGCCCGGCCGAGCGCGCAGCCGGCGCACGTCCGCGATGTAGAGGGCGCCATCGGAGCCGCGGTGCATCCGGCAGCTTGCCGTCCAGTCCGGATCCGTGGCCTCGGCATTCGGTTCGGTCGCCGCGAGGTCCCAGTAGCGGACGCCGGGCGCGCCGGCGGGCAGCGCATCGACGATCGAGGAGAACCACTCGCGCCGGAAGAGCGCGCCGACCGATCGCGCCGTCCAGTCGCCGTCCTCGAGCTGCCGGCGCGTGACCGGATCGAGATTCGCGAGACTGGCGGCGTAATCCTCGCGATCGAGAAACGCGTTGTCGGCCATCGTCGCCGGCACGAAGGGACGATCGGGGCGCCCTTCCGGAAGCGCGAAGCGCGCGCGCACCCAGTCGTGACCCTCGCCGCCGGGATTACTGGCCGCGCGGATCCGGAGCGGAACGGCCGAGCCCTTCAGGCGCCGAAGCCGGGAGAACAGATAGCGGTACTGCGACTCGGCGAACTGCGTGAGCTCGTCGAAGCCGATGTACGCGTACTCGGCGGACTGGTAGTTGTGCTTGTCGTCCTCGTGCTGTAGGTGGCCGAACTCGAGCGTCGCGCCGCTCGGGAACGTCCAGCGCATGTTCGCGCCGTTCCAGACTGCCGGGGTTGCGGAGAGCCAGGCCTTCGCGCGGGCAACGAGGCCATTGGCCTTCTCGAGCTGCGCGAACGTGCGCCGGAGCAGCAGTGCGGCGTAGCCCGGCACGTCGACGTACTGGAGAGCGCCCATCAGCAGCCAGTCGCTCTTCCCGCCGCCGGCGGCTCCGCCGTAGAGGATCTCGCGATGGGGGAGCAGCAGCGCGGCGATCTGCTTCGGGAACGGCTGATGCGGGCAGAAACCAGAGGCCATGCGCGGCGTGAGCAGGTGCGCGAGGCGCGCGCGCTTCGCGGGCGAAAGCGCGGCGACCTGCGCCGGGGTGACGGTGGGCCAGGCCATGGGCCTAATGAGTCGTCGGAGGCGGCTCGGCTGGCGGCGGGTTCGTGTAGGCGCCGAGCAGGCGCGCGATCTCGGCGAGCACCGCGGGATTGTCGCCGATGTCCAGCGTCACCGGGACACCGTTCGGGAAGTCGACGCTCTTCTGCTCCTTGAACGCGAGCACGCTGACGTGCTTCCCGATGTCCTCGAGCACGCGCAGCCGGTCGATTATGCGCACCTTCTTCGTGACGAGGCCGCCCGGCGCGTCGATCACTTCGAAGGAGGCGACGAGCTTCGCCGCAGCGTCCGAGAGCTCGTGGATCGGCCGCAACTGGCCATCCGGCCGGAAGATCGCGCGCACGTCGACGCGCCAGAGATCGGCGAGCTCGCGCAGCACCCAGGCCGCGTCGATCGCGGCCTTCTCGGTGACGGTCTTCTCGCGCGCCCGCATCGCGGTGAGCAGCGCGTCGCGCACGTGGGGGAGCGCGAGCAGCGTCGACGCCTTGTTCTTCGCCGTCGCCGCGGAATAGCCCGCGCGCACGGCCGCGTGCGCGCCGATCCCGTCGACGAGGTACTCCTCGATGAACCGCTTCTGGCGCTCGGTGAGGCGCGGCTTTCGGCTGCGCTTCGCCGGCGCGCCGCGTGACCGCGCCATGCCGGACCCCTTCGCCGCGCCTGCGGCTGCGCCCGGCTCGAGTCCATGCGCGCACGGGGCGGATCGTGGGCACCTATACCACGTCTCCTCCGAGGCTCGCGACGCGTCGGGACGCGTGCAGACGTCTAACGACGCGTCGCGCCCAATAAAGTGCGGTCGCGACGCGTGACGACGTGTCGCGACGCGTCGTGCACGTTTCGCGCGTTTCGCGGGCAATCGGGTCGCGTCGCGACGCCTCGCGGCGCGTCGCGCGCTCCACGTGGAACCGCGGCGATCAGGCCGAGGCCGCAGCACCCTCCTTGCGCTTCGCGATGAAGGCGTCGAGCTCGCTGCGCTCGATCCGCCACAGGGGCCGCCCGGTGTAGCGCTTGCGACCGACCTGGATCGCGCGGAGCTCGCCGCCGCGGATCCACGCCAGCACGAGGCGCACGGAGACGTCGAGCTCCTTCGCCGCCTCCTTCACGCCGAGCAGCGCGCGCACGCTCATCCGCGCGCCTCCAGCAGCCCGCCCCGCCGCAGCAAGAACTCGAGCTCTTCGCGCGCGAGCGCAAGCCGCGCGTACACCCAGCGCTCCGCGGGCGCGCGCGGCGCGAGGTGCGGGTGATCCAGGAGCCGCTGGAGCACGTGCTTTGCGCCGCCGGAGCCGGGCTCGCAGTACGTGACGTACACGAAGCGCCGCTCCTCGCCGAGGCGCGCGATCATGCGCGTCAGCGTCCAGTGCTCGAGCACGTCCGCGCCCTCGTCGGAGCGCACGCTCGTCGTCTCGTGGCGCGGGATCGCGGTGAGCCCTGGCGCGTACGCGTAGCTGCGGCGCCGCACGCGCAGCTGCTCGACGTCGGTGAACTCCCAGGCTGTCCCGCAGCGCGTGCAGCGCTCGACGACCATGCCCTTCCCGGCGACTGGCGCGTGCGTCGTGCCCGGGCACGAACCGCGAGCGCACTTCTCCGCCCAGGAGCGGCCGTGCGAGATCGTGTACGCGCTTGCGCGCGGCGAGGAGAGCTTGTCGCGCAGCTCCCACCACCGGCCGACGGCGTGATCACCGGAGCGATAGACCACCTGTTAGGCCTCCTCGCGCTGGGTCAGAGAGTCGACCAGGAACCGAAAGACCTCAGGCGAGTCGCGCATCGCGGCGCCGATCGACGCCGTCAGCTGCCGGACGATCGTCTCCTCCTTCTCGTCGTCGACGTCGATGTCGTGCACGTTGATCGCTGCATGGAGGAACTCGTGCAGCAGCGCGAGCGCCGATCGCGCGGGCCCGTGCGACGTGTCGACGTGGATCCGCTGGCTCGGGTGCAGCACTTCGCCGTAGAGGTTACGGCTCGCCGCGTCGCGACCCGCGAACTCGGCGATCGCGTAGTCGAGCGCTCCGACCTTGACCGACGCCGGCAGCTTCATAGCAGCGCCGCCGCCTTCTCGATCTGCTCGAGCGCCACGTCGATCTGCGCGATCTCGCCGTCGATCACCTCGCGAGACCGCAGGTTCCTGAGCTCCTCAGCGAGCTCCGCCCGCCGCGCGCGCAGCTGCTCGACCAGGTCGCGACCGTGCGCCTTCTCCGCCGCGCGCGCAGCTGCTCGACCAGGTCGCGACCGTCCGGCGCGCGGCGGCGGTGCGAGGCTCTCCGTCGAGCCCGGCGCGGGCCGACCCGCGCGGTGCGCGATCGCGTGCGCGCGGCTGAAGAACCGCGGCACGCGCCCGGTGCCCTTATACGGCGCCGCGGGTTTTCCGCAGCCGCACTCGCAGGGTGTTCGGTCCGCCATCGTCTCCTCCTCCTGCCGCGCGGCAGCGCGCGCTGGCCTGCGCGCGACGCCCTGGTCGCGCTCGTACTCATCGCGAACCTGCGCCGCGATGTGGGGATCCCGCGTCTCGCACGAGAAGCGCTGGCGCTCGCCATCGACGACGCGCTCGTAGTACATCACGCCGTTGTTCCGGCGCGTGAGGTTCCGCGGCACCCGCGCGGATTCGCCGCCCTCGAGCGAGAGGCCGATGCTGTCTGCGGTCGCCTCGCGCCGCTTCTCGGCGAGTTCCTTGATCGCAACCCCAACGCTCGCCGCGATCCGGCGTCGGATCGGCGGCCGCTTCGGCGGTTCAGTGACGAGCCCATGCGCGCCGAGGGTTCGCGGGCCTTCCGTCTCGGCGCCGGCGTCTCGCCGCGCGCGAACGCCCGGACAGCCGACGCACTCGGCGAGCATCAGATCACCCGGCTTGGCCGCCGCGCGATTGCGCGCGCATGAATCCTCCGTGAGCCACGATCGCAGCGGCGAGCAGCGGTACTGCACGATCCCGCTCGCGGTCGCGGCGCGGACGGGCGCCGGTGCGGCCTGAGAAGCGCCGCCGTGCGGCGCCGTGGTGCTCACAGGAACGCCTCCGCGCGGATCAGCTCGACACCGCGCGCGCGGATCCGCTCGTGCAGGTGCTCCTCGCCGCGCTCGCTCGCGCTCTCGAGTTCCGCGAAAACCTCGTCGGGGACGAGCACGCGCTGCGGAGTGGGTGCGCGGAGCGCGGGCGCTGCGACCGGCCGCTCCGCGCGGCGCGCGGGCTCGAATTCGCCGCGAAGGATCGCCGCGAGCCGGTCCTCGAGCTCCGGGTACTGTGCAACGAACGCCTCGAGCTCGAGCCGCTCCGCCGCGCACGCACGTTGGCACGCGGGCTCGGCGCACCAGTACGTCGCTGGCTCCACGATCGACCAGCACCAGCGGCAGCGCGGCCAGGGTTCGTACGGGATCGCCGGCTTGTACGGCTCGCGGATGAAGCGCGACATCAGGCAGCGACCTCCTTGAAGCCGAGGTCGATCTCGCGCTCGCGGGCCACGCGCTTCATCGTGCCGACGAAGTACGCGGTCGGGTTGCTGACGATGCCGTCTCGAAAGCGGCTCCAGGCCTCGTAGACCGCGGTCTCGATCTCCGGCCAGGGCAGCAGGGTCACGATCGCTCGGAGGTTTCGATCGTCTGTGCTTCGGTCGCGAAGGCGCACGCGAAGCTCTTCGACGCGGGCTGCGATCTCGCCCTCGTGATCCGGTTCCGGGGTTCCGGTGGACGATTGTAAACCGCCGTCGCCGGCCGTTTCCGGTGGAGTCTTGTTATCGCAAGAGGAAGAGACGGTTGTCTTCTCGATCTTTGCAGAAGAAGAGGAACGGTTAGGAACGGTACGGTTAGGAGGGGCGTTGACCGGGCGCTCAGCGGGTGGTGACGGGGCGTTGACCGGGCGCTTAGCGCCCGGTGACCGGACACCGAGTTGTTGTGTTTCCGAGAACTTGGGCCACTCGATGAGCGTAAAGCCGTTGGCAAGCGGCTTTACATTCATACTCACTTCACGCGCCAACGCACGCATCGCTTCGAGAGCCGCGGAAACCGATTCGCAGCCCGTGATGGTGAGCAAATCGCCCGGCTGCAGGCGCACGGTGCAGGCCTGCTCCGGAGTGAGTCCGTCCGAAGCCCAGCGGTCCATCATGTGCATCCCGAGCATCGCGAGCGTGAGCTTCTGCTCGCGCGACCAGGGCTCGCGGTAGACGCTGCACTCGAGCGCGAACCACCGCTTGCGCAGACTCGCCACCTACGCGCCCTTCCCATCGGCCGCGGCCCGCTCGCACGCAGTGCACGGCACCGAGTGCCCGACCGTCCGCTCCGGCGTTTCGTGCAGCTTCGAGTAGCCCGGGAACTTCACGCGGCGCGTGTGACCGCAGGAGAGCTCTTGCACAACACCGTCTTGCGAGCTCGGGTCGCGACTCGCCTTGAGCACCTCGGCGAACGGGGTCTCCGAAAGCGCCACCTACACCCCCTCCCGCACGAGCCACGCGTCGAGCAGCCAAAGGGCGTCTGCCTCGTTGTCGTCTGGCATCCTGCGACCAAAGCGCGCGAGGGCGGCCGCGATCAGCGCCGGTTTCTTCGCGTTGCCCTTCCCGGTCGCATGCTTCTTCACGGTCGCGCTGTGCAGGGTCGCGTGCTCGATCCCGTGCTCCGCGCACCAGGACTGGATGTCGGTCGCAACGCCGGCGGCGTACTCGGTCGCGGCCCCACCGCGGTGATGGGCCTGCTCGTAGACAACGAGCTTCAGGTCGGGATACCCAGCGAGCACGTCGTTGAGGCGCGCGCGCAGCCGTAGGTATCGAACGCCCGGGCTCTCGCCGCGCCGCGGCGTGAGATCCCAGGTTCCCGATGTCGCGACGAGCGCATCGCAGCCGACCGCAAATCCGCACGTCGAGCCCGGATCGATCGCGAGGACGCGCGCGCGCCGAATTCCGGCCCCGGCGCCTTGTGACGCCGGAGCCGCCCCCTCCCCCATCATGCCGCTCTCCCGCCGCCCATCCACGGCGACAGACTTGTTACGCCCTACGCCTCGGCGCCGGCGCCGCCCTCCTCGGTCCGCTTCTTCGCGCCCGCGATCGGGAAGAGCTGCTCCTGGCGCTCCTCATACGTCATCGCGCGCTCGGACACGATCTCGCCGGTGTCCAGGCGGACGGTGCGCACCGCGTTCTCGCTGAACTCGAAGCGGGTCTCGACGACGACCTCGCGCGACTCGCTCTTGTCGCGCACCTTGCGCAGGAACTCGCGAATCTGGCCGTCGAGGCCTTCGATCTCGGCCTTCGCGTCCTTCTGGGCGTTGACGCGCGCCTCTTCCTTCTGGTCGCGCATCAGCGAGATGCGGGCGGCCTCATCGGCGTAGCTCGCGACCTCGCTCTCGTTGAGCTTGCAGGCGAGCACCATCGTGCTGCGCTCGGTGTTGGGCTCGTCGCCCGAGCCCCGTTGCCTCTTCTTCGCCATCTCGCCTCCTGAGTTGTTGGGGACCTGGTAGCGGGGGTGGGAATTGAACCCACGCGAATCGGGTTATGAGCCCGATTGGCCTCCGTGGCTCCCCGCATCACGAACCGCGCCCGATCGCTTCTGCTCGTAGCGATGGTGCGGAGGGCAGAAGTCTCGGCCCGGCCCGATCGAAATCGCGCACCGCTCGCAGAGCGGCCGGTCGCAAGTGCCGGCGTTGCCGTTCATCCGCACCACCGGGTAGTCGCAGAGCTTGCCCGCTCCCGGCTGGCCGCAGCCCGAGCAGCGCAGCGTACGCGCACCGCGCCCACACACGATCGCAGTCGTCCCGTCGGACAATCGATGAGTGCCCGGACCGAGCCGCTCGGCCTGGTCCAGGAGCTCGCCGGCGCGCTTCTCCGCCGCCCTCTTCTCGTCGGGCGACATCAGGCGATCTCCTCGGCCTGCTCGAGCAGCTCGTTGCCGAGCTCGCGCAGCTGCTTCGCATCGAGCGCCCACTTCGCGACGAGGTGTCGGTACTGCTGCGCGCAGCACTTGCCGCGCGTGAGACGCGTTCCTCGGCCACCCTCGCCGTCGAGCGTGATCGTGTGGCCGTGGCCATCGCCGCAGCGGTAGACGGTCAGCTGGCGCGTCTCGGCCATCACGCGCGTCTCCGAAGCGACGCGTCGAGAGCGTCGACCTTCGCGACCGGAGCCTTCCGCTCACGCGCGCGCGCGCGAAACCTCTGAAGCGCCTCGATCTCGGACGGCGTCGAGATGTCCTCGCCCGTGATCGCGGTGATCACTGGCGGCACGTACGCGGGCAGCGGCCGGCGCTCGTCGGGCGATAGCCATTTGGAGACGATGCTCTTCGCGGTTCCCTCGGTGCAGGTCCAGCGGTTCAGCTCCGCGATCGCCTTCGAGAGCTCCTCGAGACAGTCGTGATCCTTCACAGCCTGCCAAGCGCGCAGGCGGATCTCCTCCTTCCACTCGCGGAAGAGTTCGAGCTGCTCGGGCTCGTGCGCGCTCATGCGGCGGCCTCGACCGGGCGGTTCGCCCGGTGCCGGTTCTCCAGACCGGCCCAGGCCCGCTGCCCAACGCCTAAGCGCCTATCAGGGCGCGGTGCCAAAAGTTCGCGGTAGCGTTGGCAGCCGTTGGCACCTCTCAGGTCCCACAACGAGCGCACGGGGAGGCCTTGATGGTGGCGGTGCTTTCGATCATGAGCCGGGCCGTGTACGTGGTCGCGCTCGGATGCGCGGCGTATGCCGCCTGGCTGGCGCTTCGGGTGGTCCAGCTGGCGGAGAGCGCGCCGCAAGAAGCCGCCGGCTTCGCCATGGCGATCGCCTGGGCCGTGATCCCGTATGCAGGCGCGCGCGCGGTCGAGAAGCTCTGCAGTCCGCTGCCCGAGGGATCGGCCCGAGCTGCCGCTGGCGTGATATTCGCGGGCGCTGGGCTGTTCATCGCGTTCGCCGTGATCTCGAGCTTTGCGGAGCGCCCGAGCACCCGGTCCCACGAAGGCGAGCGGCCGATGCCGGGACGGGCCGCGGAACCGATCGCTCAAACCGCCGCGATCTGCGCGCACTGGAACGGTAGGCTGCCGAGACAACGCGTCGATGAGCTCGTCGAGATGGTCCGCTCGAATCCTGAGCTCACGCGCAAGGCCGAATGCTCTCGACGCCACGCCGCGTACTACGTCGGCCTGATGAACGAGTGGTGCGACGTGCCCTACGGCGACCAGACGCTGCTGTTCGTGCTGAAGCAGCGCCTCGGCGAGCGGTGCCCGTGAGCTCATGCCGCCGCTCCGTCGCCCTCGCGCGGGAGCCGAAACGCACGAAGAGGAATCTCCGTGACCTCGGCCCAGTGCTCCTCGGTGTCCCGCGCGAGCTCGCGCTCACCCCGTAGCCAAAGCGACAAGAACGTCTGGGAGCAGTCGAGCCTCTCGGCCGCTTGCCTCTGCGTGAGTTCTTCGCGCGCCATCCAGCGACGCACACGTGCGCGGTCTTCTCGATCGTGCGACATCTGAGCACCACGGGTAATCTAACCCGGGGTCGAGGTCAAGCCCGAAATATCACCCAGCGGGTTTGGACGGCGAACACCGCCAGTTCTCAAACTCCCGGGATGTCGCCGAAGCGCCGCTGGTATCAGCGCCTCAAGGGCCGGTTCCCGAAGGCGCTCGAGGTCGCCTTAGCATCGGACAACGAGCGACAGCGGAACTTCGCATGGCTGTATCTCGACGTCGTGGGCGCCGACGGAACGCAGCGAGCTTTCGCAGAAAAGCTCGGCTGGGATCCGGACAACGGCCAAAGCCGTGTGCACCAGTACCTCTACGGGATGAAGGCGATTACCGACGACGCCGTAGAGCAGATGGCGGCCGCGCTCGGCCGGCCAAGAATCGACTTCATTCGGCCGTGCCATCCGCTGGGCTTCGACATGCGCGGCCCGCTGGGCTCGATCGAGCCGGGCGACGAGGAGTGGGATCGCATGTGGGCGTACCACGCGACGGTGCGTCACGACGGCTCGTACGAAGACCCCAAGGTCCTTCGCGAAAAGAAGCCCTACTACTTCCCGGAGTGACCGTTCCTGTCACACCACTGTCGGAGAATCGGCGAGCGGGGGTCGTAGATGGGAACCAATCGTGATTCTCTCCGGGGCTTACACCTGCATTGCGCGAGCAGACGAGATTCACCGCAGGATCGGCTACACGGGAGGAGCGTTCCCGCTCCGCGAGTTCCTGAGAACTGAGCCGACCTTCGAGCTCCGCGCGGCCCCTCCTGGCGTCCTCCCTGAGGGCGCGGACGCGGCGATGCGACGAGACTCGGCCGGCGCGCTCGTTCTGTACAACCCCAGAGCGCCAGTCCAGCGGATTCGCTTCACGATCGCCCACGAGATCGGGCACGCCCTTCTGCACCATGCGGGCGAACACCGGCGCGCGCCACGCCGAGCACTCCCGCCGCGCGAAGCGAAGCGCGAGGACCAGGCCGACCTGTTCGCCGCCGAGCTCCTGATGCCGGCCTGGGCGATCGACCGCGCTCTCCCGACGGACTGGAGAGAGCACGGAGGGGCAGCAGTCGATTTCGAGCGCCAGGTCCGTCGCCTGGCGGCCCTGTTCCGGGTCTCCCGCGCGGCGATGCGGATCCAGCTCGAGCACTACCTCCACCTCCGCGAGACCTCGCTCGGACTGCGGGCCGGAGCGGTTGAGCACCTACGGTAATTTTCTTGTTGACACGTTTGAGCACTGTGGGTAATCATCACGCCACCTGACCGAGGTGAGCCGATGGATGCCCTCCCGACCGCGCAGCAGTTCGACCGCACCTCCGTCGACTGGATCCTCGCGCGCACGAACCCGACGCCCCCGGCGCTGCGCTGGGGCTGGGAGCGCGCCGACGAGATCGCCGAAGAGGACGAGGAGCGCTGCGCGAATCCCGCGTGCCACGGCCTGCTGCTGACGGCAAAAGAGGACGGCGAACACCTCGTCCACGACGGCGGCGACTCCCGCATCCGCGTCTGCTCGCGCGCGTGCGCGGCAGCGATCGAGCACTGCGCCGGTGTTCGCGCCGAGCGAGCGCGCGCGCGGCGCCGCTCGACGAATCCTCGCGTCGCCGCGGAGGCGACCTCCATCGAGATGGTGGCGCGCGCGTGCCGCTTCGCGACGGGCCGCGCGACTCCCGCGGACCGATTCGCGCTCTTCTATGTCGGCATCAGCGTGCTCGATCGCACGTGGGCGACCGATCGCGAGATCGTGCTGCGCTACGCGCGCCTCGCGCAGATCGACCGCGACCTCGCGCTGTACGGCCGCAGTCCGAAGCCGCCGGCCGCGGAGCTCGCCTGACATGGGCGACACCTTCGAGAGCGCGGCGAAGCGCTTCGCGCGCGGGGCCATCGACGACCCGACGATCCTGCTCGGCCGCGTCGACACGGGCCCTATGTTCGAACGCCACTCGACGGCCTGCACGCGCTGCACGCGGCTCGCGGCGCTGATCGACGGGCTTTGCGCTGGCTGCCGGCCTCGGCAGCCGATCGACGAGGCCGCGTGACGGCGGCCCGGCACATCGCGTTCACTCTTGCGCTCGCGGCCTGTTCCGACGCCGTGGACGAGCGCGGGCACGAAAACGCGGCTCCGTCGGCGCCGGCCGTGCTCGTGAGCGGTCCGGAGCCGCTGCCGACGGACGAGCAAGTCGCGCGCGCGCTCGAGGAGCTCGCGATGCCCTCGTGCGCCGCAGAGTTCGGCCCGCCCGGACACGTGCGCGTCAGTTGCACCTGCGACGAGCTTTGGCGCGCGCTCGGCTTCTACCCCGAAGGCATCGGCATGCTCGAGCTCTACGAGCGTGCGTGCGGCCGCATCTCGTACGAGTTCGCCCGATGAGCGCCGCCGAGCCCAACCTGTACGAGGCGGCGGCGCGCGAGAAGAAAGCGCTTGCGCTCGCGGACTCCCTGATCCGGCAGGCGCACGTCTGGCTCAACGACGCCGAGAGCCTTCACGCGCTCGCGGCCGTCGCGCACGAGCTGACGCCGGAGCGCCGACGTCTGCACGAGCGTGCGGCGGGCGTCGCGCTCAGCTCAGACGTGACGTGGGGCCGCGTCGCCGAGATTCTCTGCGAGCGCGCACGCGCGGCCCAGGTGGAGCGATGACGGCCCCCCTCGTCATCAGCCGGCTTCCGGCGAAGGAACGTGCAGCGATGCTCGAGCGCGCGAGCGACGCGGCCGATCTGGTCGCTGCCGTCTGCCTCGACCTCGACGCGCTCGGGCAAGAGGATGAGCGGCTCGAGCGCGCGCTCGCGCTGATCGGGTCCGTGCGGGATGCGCTCCGATGACCGGCGATCAGCTCGCGCTCGACTACGCCGGGCCGCGCGCGCGGCGCGCGGATCCGGCGCCGTCACACAGCGCTGCGGCCGCGGCCGCGCGCTTCGCGAACTCGCACGCGGGCCGGATCGTCCTCGCAGTGCTCGCGAATCCGGGTCGAACCGCAGTCGAACTCGCGGCGCTGCCCGGCCTTCGTCTTACGACGGTGCAGATCGACCGGCGCGCGCACGAGCTCGAGCGCGAGGGCTGGATCACGCGCTCTGCGGATCTGGCGGTCCGGCGCCTGTTCCCGACTCTGCGCGCCCGCGACTGGGCGGAGGAGAGCGCCTAATGGCTGCCGTCTCTCTCTCCGAAGCCCTGGCGCTCATTCGTCGCGGGCGCGCAGCGACCGTCGACCTCGCCAACTCCAGCAGCGCGCCGCTGCGCGTCGTCTGCATGGACTGCCGCGTGGTCATCTCGGGACCG